CCTTTGCGACTTCCTCAGCGAACTTGTAAGGGTTGGCTTTGACCTCCAACGCCTTGGCGTATCGCTTATTCCTGAAAAAGAAATTAGCATGGTCTGTGAAACACTCCTCTGGGGTCTCATACTTCATAAACCAATCTCGTACGATATACAAGTATTTGCCGTCTGTACGCTTGGTGATACTAATCACTTCAGGGAATTTGCTCTTTTCATTGGGAGTGGTGAGTACCTCTGTAGTTCTTAGGAGTTGCTTTTTCTCCTTGGGAGTGCTTTTAGTAGCTTTTACTCCAAAAAACATATTCCCTGACATGCTCTTGCCCCAACCGCTCTCCAAACCTGCCTGAGCAAGGATAAAGAGATGAGAAATGCCCGTCTTACGCTCTGTTTCCAATGCGTATGGCTTGTAGGTTTTGATAAAATTAAGCTGTGTTTGGTTCATGGTCTTCTGTTTTAGGATTGTCATTTTCTTTCATATAGTCGGATATAGCCTTAACTACGACTTCTAAATTGTCCCTATTGACTACAATTTTACTAATGGTTTGCCCTGCTTGGTCTAATCTCACCTTATCTTCAGCTTTCTCATATATACTTTTGACCTCGATAAGGCAAAGGGCTATAGCGCCTATAAGGGTGATAAAAGGAAATAGCCATAGGGAATATTGGTAGTAGGCTTCCAAATACCAAATCGTACTCATCTGCATACAATCCACTATCGAGAGGGCAATCAGTACATTGTAATACTGGGCGAGCTTGCTCACGGTGCGCTTATAGCCGTAGGAAGTGCGCATAACTCCCATTCGATGCGCCTTGCGAACACCGCTCCACAAGTCCGCCAAGATCATAACAAGTACTAAAGTGTAGATACCAAAGAGTATCCATAGGGTTACAAATATTTTTTCCATTGAATAGTTTTAAGATTGATTGATTAGTTTGTCTAATTCCTCATTGTAGTCAGGGCTTTTATCAGTTATCACATTGTCTTTGTTCTTGTTGTCATTGGAACTTTCAGGGTTTATACTATTGTACAAGAGCAAATTAGCATAGGATATTTCATACAAAGCCTCATAGACACTTACATTGGGATATTGTTTCAAAAACCCACCGACTATCGCCCATAGGCTGTCGTTTAACTCACTTTCCTTGTCGGTTTTAGCAGATTTGCTTCTTTGAGGAAAGTGATAAGCATAAAAAAATCGGTAGTCTGCATTTTGCCGAGCAGCTGAATGAACAATATCCCTACTTCTTGAACGTTCATTTGGTAGAGGATCTTATTGGTGAGCCGCTTTATTTGGCGTTCTTTTGGGTTCAGCCACTCCTTAAACCATTGCCAAAAGGTTGGCTTTGGGTGTGATGCTCCAAGTATCATAAGGGCTAAGGCGCGGGCAACATGCTTACCATAAGGGGCTTTTTGGAAGGCTTCTCCTATGGTCTTTTCTCTATTGAGTTCCTCCATGGGTATATGGGCTATCTCTTGAGATACGAGTATCAGCGTGCCAAGTGTGGGTTGTGGTACTTGGTACTTTGTCCCTGCTATGGTTACCTCTTCGGCTTGTTGTAATAGGGTTTGTGCTGTTTTTTGTTGAATATTGTCCATCTTTTTAGTGATTAACGATTAATGATTAGTGATTAGTGCTCAAACTAAGCGCTAACCACTAATCAATGAATTAATTGTACTGCTTGAGCATTTTCCCTGTCTTTGGTTTCAGAGCGGTGAAGGTGTATTTTATCTTACCTCCGTTCTCACTGTCCCAGGTCCTTACTACGGACACGCTGGCACGGTCTATGATAAAGCCTTTGGCACTGGTGTTTTCAGGTGTAAGGCGTACCGTGTACTGGTCAAGGACAATCCCGTCATTGTCGGGAATAGGAGCCGTTAGGTCGTCCGTCTCATAGATTTCAAATTCCAGCTTGTATTTGCTGACATTCTTACGAGTGGCGATCACCTCGCCGCCCTCTACTTTGGCTTCCTTGCTCTCACCTTCTTCAGTTTCCAATTTGGTAGTGTTTTCCACTGGGGTAGGGAAAGCCTTCCAAACGGGTGTACTGGGCAAGTCGCCATTTTCCAATTTTACATATTCTATTCCTGGTTTTCCCCAGCTTAAAATGTTTGCCATGTTTTAAGTGTTTTAATAGTTACTAAATCTTTTGTATCTGAGGACGACATTTACTAAGGTTTGCTTGTCGTCTTCCTCAAAGCTATGAATGGTTTGTTCCTGATAAAAGCGATATTCATCAGTGATACGAGTTACTAAGCCACAGATAAAGGCTTCTATCTCCAAAATACGAGCAATGTTTTTTATTTTTTTCTGTGCTCCTGAATTGATTTTAGGTACATAGAAGTTAATATTTACCTTGCCTTCTTGTATATCCTTATCAAGGCCCGTGAGAAAGCCTATAACACAATCCTCCTCAAAAGAGTTGTGTGGGCGGGTGCCTTGCAAATACACTCCACCACGTACAAAAGCGCCTATCTCGGTTTGGAAGGTGTCAAAGACATCCTTTTCTATCTGTGTGCCTCCTTTTTTCATGATCCATAGAGTTGTTTTAAGATGTTTTCAGCCATAAGCTCGGCACTGGAAAGCACATTATAGCCTTTGGCTTCTACATAGGCAGCGTAATTCTTTCCTGCCACCACAATCAGCACCAAGCCTTTGGGATATTTGGCTTTGATTTTCTCAATCTGTTCTTGGTTATGCTTGTTTATATTCCCTTGAGATTGTACCACGCCGTCCAATAGCACCACATAGCCTACGGAGCTTCTAAGGTGACCCGTCCTATCGGTATAGGAGCCATTATCTCTGGCTTCAGTGATACAGCGTTCGCCTACCTCTATGAATTTTTGAGTGGCAGCCTTGATGTACTGCTCCTTGATTTTGTCAAAGGCAATGTTTAGCTTTCCTTCTATCATTATACTATGATTTTAGTTCGTCCTACCCAATCGGCATGCTCTATGCTTTGCACTTCAAATTCGCCTAATTGCTCTCCTTTGCCGCTTATAAGTCGTACCCTCTTGGCATTGAAAATATACAGCCCATAGTCAAACCATACTGTATAGTTGCTTTGGGTAAAGGTGCTATCCTTGAAACTCCCCCGCTGATTGTAGGTATTGGCTACAATATGACAAGGAATAGGATCCCCCCATTGAAGGATAGCTTCTTGAGGAATACCTCCTACCAAGCCGCCTCCTGTAGTGGTCTGTACCTGCAACGTGCCATTATCTAATATCATCGGAATATGACTTTAGGTTTCTTACTCAGTTCGTCCTTGAGACCTAACCGCTTACACTCGTTGCTGTAGAAAGCAATTATATCGTCTTTGCTGGCCCTTGCGAGGCTGGTTCCTCCTTCTGATATAGAACTGGGGCGCAAGAGGATTTGTGGAATAAAGCGGATAAAAGCTATATACAAGTTTCTTTGCTCCTCTGCAGTGGCTTCACCTGAAAAATCAGCAATGTCTAAGTCTAAAAGGTCAGCCTCAGTGAGAGAAAGCCCCAATGAGGCAAACCTTTGACGGAAATAATCCTTTTTAGTCATATTAACCCATGTTAGAGGTGTTAATTACTGCCATGCTCTGTGGAGTAGCGAAGCTCGGCATCCACTCGCAACCATACTCGATAAAACGCCCCTCTTCTGTACGTTGTGTGGTGATATAGTGCCCTCCTTCGAGTACGGTGTAGGTTTTGTTAGGCACTCTATCGGTAAGCTCGTATGGGTTATGCCACATCATCTTTCCGAGTTTGGCAGTAGGAAGCAAGGCAATACGCTCATCAGCAAAGATGTTAGTCGTTGTGCCGTCCTCTTTCACTACATAATCCTCCACGATACGAATAGGAGGCAATCCTATACCTGTTAAGAGTTGGTTTGCCATAGCCTCGGTGATAATACCTCCTGAGACGCCAATTTGTGCGCTACCTAATACCATTTTGTAGGTGTCCTTGAACTCGTTAGAGGCAATTACACGTTTGTTGAAAGTAGTTCGGCTCATCTCCATTGCGGCAAAAGAGCCTACATTTACCCTTGTTTCCTCTACTATCTTTTGTAGATAGCTGATAAATTTAGGCTTTTCGGCACTGGTAGGGTCAAACTTAATCACTGGTAATTCCATGTCAATAAGAGTAACCCCTTCCTTGTTGTCAGCTAATCTCACCTCGCCTTTACCGGTGGAAATGAGTTGCCCAACTACATAATCCATACGCTTATGAGGAGCCAACGTACATTGACGAATATCATCGGCAAGGAAATTGATAATCTCGTCCATTACAGCTTGCTGTCCGTTTCCTGCTTGGTTATACTTGGCGATGAGGTCTTGAACAATACTTAGGCGTTCGTTGTCCATTTGAAAAGAGTTTCCTAAGGTAGCCACCTCCCCATAACCGCTACCAAGCGTTTTACGCTCACGAATCGGCTTTCCTGAGTTCTTGTCAATCACAGACCCCATAACCACACCTGTAACCGTACCGATATAGGTTTTGAAAACAGAATTTTTGGTTTCCTCAAAATCCAAATAACGTTTCCAAGCTATGGTATCGACGGAGGTCTGTACCACCCTATTAATCACCGCTTTGATGATTAAGGGGCTGTTAAATAATTTTTCTAAGGTTAAAATCATTGTTCTACTGTTTTTTAGATAAACATAAATCTTGCTCCAAGGGTCTCCTTATCCTTATCGGATACAGGTACATAGAGCTTGTTGGTTTGGATTTCATACGCCTGACCCAAAGCGGTAACAGTTGCTCCTGCTTCCTTCTTAACCCTCGCATAGTTAAGGAAATTAGCGGGGTTCTTAACCACCTTTCCTGCATTGGTTTTAGCCTCAAAGAGGACATCGCCCGCTTTTACGTCCGCAATGTTAACCGAGAGTGTAAGGGTGTCATAATTGGCATTGGTGGTGTCTATCGCTGTAATAGTAGCACCATTAGTGCCATTACCAAGGTGCATATTTACTTTGGCAAAGCTCCCTTTCTGCACCTTGAGTGTAGTGGCATTAATCGCTTCCACAGCCTTTACAGACTTAGATACTTTGGCTATGCGTGTCTTAAAATCTACCGCTAAGGGGGCTAAGACAGGGATATATTGTCCGTCATCTATATCGCTATCCTCAATATTGAACCCTCCTGCTAAGCGGTAGCCTGATTTTACGTTGTAGAGTTCTTTCTCTACCTCTTGACCCTTAAGGTCATACTTAATTCCTGCTGGCATCTTTTTTAATGATTAGTGGTTTGTCACTTGTTACTTGTCATTAGTTTCTCGGTTTCTTGCTCAATGAGATTAGCAATAGCCTCCTCCTCTTTCTGAGGATCGTCAGGGGTATCAGGCGCTTTGGAGTAAGAAAATCCACGTGCTGAAAGCTCTTGCTCCTGCTTGCCAAAGCCTTCTGTTACGGCATTAACTAAGGTCTCCACTGCGGAGGTATCAGCAAAATCACGCCCCACAAGCGAAGGTGAATAGTAGCTTTCTGGGATATTCTTTTCTTTCATTATCCTTACGAAATGCTCCTTGAGGCTCTCGGCTGTTTTGCCTTTTTGGAACTCGGCAAAGCTATTCTGCAAGGTATTGAGTTTCTCAATAATTGCACTCATTTCAGCATTGCCCTGATTACCCGCAGATGGAGCGGGAGTAGGTTCGTTGCTTTTCTCTGCTTTCGCCTTCCAATCGTCCGCCTCCTTCTTGTACTTCTCACTTTCAGCTTTGAAAGTATTGACCCGATTATCAGCATAAGATTGGAACAACTTAAGCATAGCCTCAGCCCCCGCAGTGGCAGGGTCTACTTGGCTTTCTTCTATTTC